ACAGATTAGATTTTATAAATCCTAATGCAGAAAATTTTACACCTTTTGATGATGTTACTGAGAATGAATGTATTAAATGGGTTGAGGATAAATGGACAAGTGTTGAAATGGCAAAAAAAAGTATTGAGGGTCAGATTGAATCAAAAATTAACCCAATGTTTAAGCCAGTAGATACACCATGGGGTGAGCCAATGATTGATAAACCTACTGAATAACAATGGCTGGAGTTCCAACATCAGGCGATATGTCAATGTTAAAAGTTGCCAGAGAACGAACTGGCTCTGGTTATGAGTCAAGTATTACAATAACACCTCCTATATATTTAGCAGATTTGTCAAGATTGACTGGTGGTAATGCTAGTGGCTCAGGCAGAAGTTATCCAGCTGTTAACATAAATAATCAAGCTGATCAACGACCAGATGGTCAAAATCCACTAAGAATGGAAGAGTTTAAGGGGTATCAACAGAATTTAACACGAACTCCTTTTTACTATGTATATAGTACACAAAATTCTAATACTGCTTGTGCAGCGGCTTTACCATTAGGACCTTATTTTCACACAGATGGCAATAACTTATACCCAGATAATTTAACTGGTATTTACACTGCTTATACAACACAAACTGGAACTACACCAGTTCAAACTGGATATTATGCTGTATATGATTCTTTTTTTAATTCAACTGGTAAATGGATATATGTTGGCTCTAATGGTTCTATAACTGGTGGTGGTAGTTGTTAAAAAAATAAAAATTGGGATTAATTTATTACATTTGTGTAATTAACTTATTATTATATTATTATGACAGAAAATAAAATTTCATCAGAACACTTAGAAGAAGTACAAGAAAACGTTAACAAGATAAATAACGTTGCTTTACAGATTGGACAGTTAGAACTACAAAAATTCGTTTTACTTTTAGGCGGAAATGACCTACAAAAAGATTTTGGTAAGGTACAAAAAAAATTAGAAGAAAAATACGGTAAAATTAATATTGATTTAAAAGATGGATCTTTTGAAAAAATAGAAGAAGAAAAAGAATAACATGGCAACAAAAATTAGTGAGGACACAAATGTACAGTTAGATTTAAAAACAATTGGAATAATTATAGCTGGAACAATTTCCTTGGCTACTATGTATTTTACATTAAATGCGGAAATAGAACTTGCTAAAGAATTACCAAAACCGGAATTAACTAGAACTGAATATGATTTAAAGGATCAGCTAATAAGGGAAACCATTGAAAATACTGCTGAACAAGTACAGGAAAATTCTAGTAAACTTGATAAAATTGACGAAAAACTATATGAGATCATACGTAAATGAAAAATCTGATTGTCCTAATTGCTTTCCTTGCATTTGTAAAAGTTAATGCACAGGATTTAACAATTATACATATTAATGCAAAATGGAATGTATCCAATAACTATAAGTATATGGATGAAATACATGGTGCAAAAATACAGTATGGATATTTAGAAAACCAACCAGATAACATAAAGCAAAGCATAAAGGCTGTGCCAACTTTAATATTAACTAAAAAAGGAAGAACAGTCTATGTTTGGAATGCTGATATTTCATTAAAGTTAAAGGTAAATGTTAAAGAAATACAGCAAGTTATAAATGGGCATAGATTTCCACAAAGAAGAAAAACCGTACTTGCGGAATAATATATGATTAGTAAACATATTTCAGAAAAGGAAGGTACTAGATCCGTAACAGCATTAAGGTTAAACTTGGATAATACACCTGGTACATACGAAAAGCAAAATATGGAATTAATAGCTGAAAAAATATTTGAGCCATTAAGACTACATGTAAATGGTCCTATTAAGATAAATAGCTTTTACAGAAGTGCCAAATTAAATGAAGCTATAGGTGGTAGTAGCAAATCACAACATTGTGAAGGTAGAGCTATAGATATTGATGATTCCTATGGTTATATGTCTAATGCGGATATGTTTAACTATATTAAAAACAATTTAGATTTCGATCAATTAATATGGGAATTTGGCAATGATAAGAATCCTGATTGGGTTCATGTTAGTTATATAGATAGCGATTATAATAGAAAAAGATGCCTAAAAGCTTATAGAGAAAACAACAAAACAAAATACGCTGTTATATGAGCAAAAAACCTTTTAAGAATACTACTATAGGGAAATTGTTATTTGGTGCGGCTACGGTTATTAATCCGGCGTTAGGACAAGTGTTAAGTGGAGTTACTAGTCCTGGAGAAGCAATTGCTGAGATTACTAAGGCAAAAATACCTACTGAAGAAAAAATTAAGTTGCAAAATTTAATATATGAGCAACAAAATAAAGAAATGGAGGAAATAAGTATAAGATGGAAAGCAGATTCTATTTCTGATTCTTGGCTTAGTAAAAATGTTAGACCGATGGTTTTAGTTTGGTGTATAGTCGTATTTTCTTTAGCGGGTATATTAGACAGCATAGAAAGCATACCCTTTCATATAGGTGAGGTATGGAATGATACATTTGAAAAAGTTATGATGGCTGTTGTTTTAGCTTACTTTGGCGGTCGGACGACAGAAAAGGCATCTAGCATTCTGAAAAAATAAATTTTATATAATATTATTTTATATATTTACAAAACACTTGCATAACCTAATAAAGTTGGACGATGCTTGGATCAGGCAATCTCTTTTATTTTTTTGCTTGGGTTTTTTTGTTACCCTATAAATAAACAAAACTAAAATGCTTAATATTCAGCTTAGCTTAATATACAACCCAAAGCAAAATATTTAACTACTTAATTAATTACTTAGCTATATATTAAACGTTGTTATTTTAATATTATTAATAAATGAAAAAAGTTTCCAGAAAGGGTCTTATAAAAAAACTAGATCAGATTTTTAGCTTGTATATACGATTAAGATATGCTTCCAATGAAATGTCGGAATGCTACACATGTGGAAAGGTGGATCATTATAAAAAACTACAATGCGGTCATTTTATGAGTCGTAGACACTATGCTACTAGATGGGATGAAGATAACTGCCAGGTTCAATGTTATAGCTGTAATGTAATGAGATATGGTGAGCAATATAAATTTGGTTTAAGATTAGCAAAAGAAAAGGAATTAGACTTACCTGAAAAACTTTTAGCAAAAACTAGAAAAATTACAAAATTTAGTGATGTAGATATAAAAGAAATGATAGATTTGTATAAAGAAAAAGTGCGGGTTCTTTAGCATTTTTATTTTGTTTTTTTGTTTTCTTAGGAAAGGGGTTGCTTTAATTAGTAACCTTTTTTTTGTTAATAATTTTTTTATAACGTTGGAATTATTATATTAGCGATATGGAATTAACAAAAGAACAAATAATATTTAAAAACCTTATGCATCCGTTTGTAAAAAATGGATATGAGATTAAATTTAATCCTACAAGGCTTTTAAGACCAGATGGTACAGAACTTTATAACGAAAAAAAATGACAGGATCAGAAGATTTAATGCGATTAAAAAATTGGCAAATAGAAGCCTTACAGAAAGAAAACAATAGGCTTAGCTTAAAATTGCGACTGCAAGAAGAGCAACGTGAAAGAGACAAAAAACAACACGAAAAAGATTTGGAAAACACAGAAATTAGAACAAGATTATTAATACAAAAAGAACAAATTTTAGAAAACTTAAAACATGGATAAAAAAAACATTTACAAAAAGCTATTCAAAATACAATCGGAGATAGGCAGCATTAGCAAGGACACCACTAATTCTTTTTACAAGTCTAAGTATTTTGACATTAATACACTTATTAAACAATTACAACCTTTATTAGAAAAAAATAATTTAGTTTTGCTGCAACCAATAACAGATATGACAGTAAAAAGTATTATAGTAGATTTGGATGGTGGCTACGTAGAATCATGTATGGCTTTACCTGATATACAAGACCCTCAGAAAATAGGATCAGCTATAACTTATTACAGAAGATATACTTTAACTTGCTTATTAGCATTGCAAGCAGAAGATGATGATGGTAATAATACTGTGGGATATAAATATAACAATAAACCCTTTAATGGAGTTAGACAAAAAAATAATTTAGATAATCTTTTAAAATAATAAATATGGCAACAATAATAAATTTTAGTATAAACCTTACAAAAGTAAACAAAGAAAAATTAAAGGAGGGTAAATACCTTAATGGAACATTAAAGGTGGAAGACCAACCAAATGACTATGGACAAAACGTTAGAATATACCATAGCCAAACAAAAGAAGAAAGAACCGCACAAACAACACAAGAACATTTTGGAAATGGTAAAGTAGTTTGGACAGATGGTAACATAGAGAAAGCACCTTGGAAGGATGCAGTAGCAAATCCTCAGCAAATACAAAACAGAGCACAAGCTTCTAATACTGAAACAACTGATTTATTTTAGTGTTAGCTCATATAGATAATTTACAAAAAAAAATCCTTGATGTTAAGTATGGTAGAGTAAAACAGGGTTTAGGTATTGGTGTTCCTGAAATAGATGAATTTATACGTTTTAAATCGTCTAACTTTAATTTAATTTTGGGACATGCTAATGTCGGTAAAACAACTGTAATACTTTATATAATGCTATTATATACTATAAAGCATGAAATAAAATGGTTAATATTTAGCGCAGAGAATTCCTCACAAAGTATAGCTAGAAAAATTATAGAGTTTAAAACCGGTGTTCCTGTTAACAAAGTAACGGATGAACATATTAATGAAAATTTGGAATGGTTAAACAAATATTTTAAAATAATAGAAGTTGATGAATTATACAATTACAAAAATTTATTAGCGGAATCTAAATTAATTAGAAAGGATTTTAAATACGATGGTTTATTAATAGATCCTTATAATTCTTTAGTTAAGGATAGAAATTTATTAAAAGGAATAAGCACCCATGAATATGATTATCAAGTAGCTTCTGAGTTTAGATTGTTTTGTAAACACGAACAAGTTTCTATTTGGTTAAATGCTCATGCTGTTACAGAAGCTTTAAGAAAGACACATACCAAAGAACATGAAATGTATGGCTTACCTATGCCTCCAAGTTTAGCAGATGTTGAAGGTGGTGGTAAATGGGGAAATAGAGCTGATGATGTATTTACCATACATAGATATATACAGCATCCTACCAAGTGGATGATTAGTGAAATTCATGTAAGAAAAATTAAGGAAGTAGAAACTGGAGGTAGGCCAACGCCTATTGATAATCCTATTAAATTAAGAATGGCCATTGATAATGTTGGTTTTGAATATGCTGGAAACGATATATTACATTCGGGTAATACAGACGTTAATGAATTGTTGAAATTTTGATTATATTTATAGGTGTCACATTGGTTAGAGATAGTTGCAAAGCAGCATAAGGAATGGATAAGAGTAATTAATTCTTTTGGGGAATATGATTATGCGGAGGATATTGTTCAAGAAATGTATATTGTTTTACATAAGTATGCGGATCCTAATAAGATAATAACAAAAGGTAAAGCAAACAGAGGATATATTTATTTTACATTAAGGACTACTTATTATCAATATTACAACGCTAAGAACAAAGTACATAAGGTAAACATTGATGATTATAAAATAAAATATGATGACAATATAGAAGAGAATGAAGCCTATAATGATATTTGTAAAATGATTGATGATGAAATAAAAGGTTGGCATTGGTATGATAAAAAACTATTTCAGCTATATAAAAACACGGACATGAGCATACGTAAGTTAGCAAAGGAAACTGGTATTAGTTGGGTTAGTATATTTAATACATTAAAGAATTGTAAAACTAAAATTAAAAATAAATACCAGGAGGACTGGGATAAATACAAAGAATTATGAAAGCACCTAAAGACAAACGTACTAAAGAATACAAAGAGTGGAAGAAGAAATACAATAAAGCTTCAGAAGGTTTTGGGGATACTGTAGAAAAGATAACAGAAGCTACTGGAATTAAAAAAGCTGTTAAATGGATAGCTGGAGATGATTGTGGTTGCGATGAAAGAAAAGAAAAGTTAAACAAGATATGGTCCTATAGAAAACCTAAATGTTTAACGGAGGAAGAATATAATACCTTAACTAAATGGTTTATTGCTCCTCGAAATCAGGTTAGCCATTCTTGGCAAGTAGAACTATTAAAAATATATAATAGAGTGTTTAATGAAAAAAGGGAAACAAGTTCTTGTTCTAGTTGTGTTAAAGAAATTATAGTGGATCTACAAAAATTATACGAAGAATATAATTAATTTGTTAGTTATTTGTTTATATTAGCTGCATGATATTAAAACAAAAACAAGAATACGAAGCAAACTTTAATCTTATAGGCTATTTTCTTCTTGATGCTTTTGAAAGATGTGAGGATAGAATTAAAAGAAAAAAGATTTCTAATTTAATTA